GCTGGTACATAAGGAGTAACTTAAATGGCAATTAGTAGAGCACAATTAGTCAAAGAATTACTTCCAGGCTTGAACGCATTGTTCGGACTTGAGTACGACAGATATGACAACGAACATGAAGAAATTTATGACGTTGAAAGTTCTGATCGTGCCTTCGAGGAAGAAGTAATGCTTACAGGTTTTGACCAAGCACCAGTTAAGTCAGAAGGAGCAGGCGTAGCGTTTGATCAAGCTCAAGAAGCTTTCACATCACGTTACACCCACGAAACCATAGCTTTAGCATTCAGCATCACTGAAGAAGCGGTCGAAGATAACCTATACGACAGATTGTCGGCTAGGTACACAAGAGCGCTTGCAAGAAGTATGTCGAATACGAAACAAGTAAAATCTGCTGCTGTATTAAATAATGCTTTCAGTTCAAGTTACCCAGGCGGTGACGGGAAAGAACTTTGCGCGACAGATCACCCAACTGTGGGTGGTCCTAATCTGCGTAACGAACTTTCAACGTCTGCTGATCTGAGTGAAACTTCACTGGAACAAGCATTAATTGATATTGCTGGATTTACTGATGAGCGTGGTTTGAAAGTGGCTCTTCAAGGAACTAAGTTAATTATTCCTAAAGAGTTGCAATTCGTAGCTGACAGATTGTTGGAATCTCCAGGCAGAGTTGGAACGTCAGATAATGACATTAATGCTGTAAGAAACATGGGCATGGTCCCAGAAGGTTACACTGTTAATCATTATCTAACTGACACCGATGCTTTTTTCATTAAGACTGATTGCCCGAACGGCTTTAAAATGTTTAACCGTTCACCAATTAGAACTTCAATGGAAGCTGATTTTGACACTGGTAATGTTAGGTACAAGGCTAGAGAAAGATACTCGTTCGGTTGGTCTGACCCCCGTGCGGTATTTGGTAGCCCTGGAGCGTAATAAGCGACTAGATTAATGGAACCTTGCCGGGGGTTTCTAACTCAACCCGGCAACCTTATTTTCTTTTATATACACACCTATTTTTTTCTGATACGATAATCTCATACCGAGATAACTTGTTATACCAACTGACTCGGCAGACTTACTCCAAGATGGTGTAACATATTTAGTTAGGAGAAAAAAATGGCTAAATCAACATTTTCAGGACCAGTCAGATCATTGGCTGGATTTATATCAGCGGGCAGCACATCATTTGTCAGCTTAACAGCAGATACTTCACTTACAGTAGCCTCACACGCAGGTAAAGTTCTTACTTGTAACGATGCAGATGGTAAATTTACTTTACCTTCAATCGTAGCGACTACTCCTAGTGACTCTACTGATCCAAACCAAACCAATAACATAGGTGCAACTTTCTTCTTTGTAGTAGAAACAGCAGCTACTGATATGGATATTAAAACGGATGGAACAGACAAGTTTGTAGGTGGTCTTTACACTGGCGTAACTGACGCTACAGGTAAAACATTTATATCTGGCGCTTCTAATGATGTAATTACTATGAATGGTTCAACTAAAGGTGGACTAGCTGGCAGTATCGTAAAAGTAACTGCTATGGCTTCTGCGAAATACGCAGTTGAAGGAATCATCTTAGGTTCAGGAACTTTAGTAACACCATTTGCTGACGCATAATAGGAGACTAACATGGGATCAGACGTAAAAGCATCCGTCCCTTTAACAAGTTCAGGTCAGTTACAAGGGTATATAGGATCTTCAGGAGCGGGAACAGCTACAAATTTAGGTTCGCTAAGAATACAGTCTATACAGGCTCAATCTAGCGCAGCTGACGCGACTATTATCATTTATGATGGTACGAGTGCTAGTAGCACAAGAATAATAGCCCAGTTTAAATTTGGTTCAGCAGCGAACGAAGCTTTCGATCACTACATACCAAACATGGGGTGTTATTTTAAAAGCGGAGCCTATGTAGCTTTAACTAATTGTGACTTTTTTGTTGCATATTATAATTAGGAGATACAATGCCAGGATTAACAAATAGAAGACGAGCGATTCAAAGTGGCCAAGATTGGAGCAAAAGCACCAAAGGTTACATGGGTGGCGGTGAAGTTTTGGGTTACGAGCACGGCGGTAAGGTTAAGAAAAAGCCTAAGAAAATGTATGGTGGCTAGAAATGGCTACTTCAGAAACCACTTCATTTGATCTTAGTGTAGACGAACTTATTGAGGAAGCATACGAACGATGCGGTCTTGAACTTCGTACTGGGTACGATTTAGAGACTGCACGTCGTTCATTAAATCTACTTATTGCTGAATGGGCGAATAGAGGATTAAATCAATGGTTAATTACCAAAAGTAATTTTACGGTTACAGAAGGAACTAATTACTATGATCTTGGAACCGATATAGTTGATATTACTTCTGCGGTTATCCAACGTGATAGCACAGATTATCAATTGCAAAGAATAAGTAGATCTGATTATCTTTATACACCAGATAAAACTACTAAAAGTAGACCTACACAATTCTTTTTAGAAAGGCACATAACACCTAGAGTGTATGTTTATCCTACTCCTGAAAATTCAACCGATGTAATTTCTTATTACGCATTGACTAGAATGCAAGATGCAGGAGACTATACTAATAACATGGAGACTGTGTTTAGGTTTTTACCTTGCATGACAGCAGGCCTAGCTTATTATTTAGCTATGAAAAGAGCCCCAGATAGAATACAACTATTGAAGCAAGTGTATGATGAAGAATTTGATAGAGCAGCTTTTGAAGATATTGATTCAGTAAGTTCAAAATTTTTGCCTCCTAGACAAATACTTTAAGGAAGGTTTAAATGACCTTTGCAGCAGGAAAATATACATGGGGAATCTGCGATACGTGCGGTCAACGGTATCGTCTTAAACAGTTAAAGGAACAATGGGATGGGTATAAAGCTTGTTCTGAATGTTTTGATATAAAACAACCTCAATTAGATCCTCCACCAATTGGAGCAGATCCTGAAGCTGTATTAAATCCAAGACCCGATCGTACAGAACCCTCTGCTATAGCATTATTAACAAATAATCCGTTTTTGACTACACAAGGAAGTGCAGTCATTACGGTGTTTGAAGATAATCATGGACGTAGCACTGGAGATAAAGTTAGATTTAGAAATGTAGACGCTTTTGATGGATTTACTTCAAGTGTAATAGCAGATCCAGATGGATATTCTATAACTGTTACAGCTAACCCCACTACTAATATATTGAATTATTACAATAATACTTACACGTTTACAGCTTCATCTGGCACTGGAACAAGTGGAACAAGAGGTGGAGGAGTTGAATGTTCGGTAGGACCAGCAAATACTTTATTGCCATTAAACCCATTTAGAAGCGGAAATGCGGGTGTGAATAGTGTAATTTCGGTAACAGAATTTAAACATAACAGAACTACTGGTGATACAGTTAGGTTTAGATCTACAGAAGCGTTTGATGGAATAACTACTACTGTACTTGAGAGCGCAAGTGGATATACAATAACAGTAGTAGATGCAAACGAATATAAATTTACGTCTAGTGGAACCGCTACAACAGGAGATATTACAGGTGGTGGAGATACAGTAACAGCAGGACCAGTATAATGGCAGGAACAGGATTTACATACAGTCAATTAAAAACAGCAATACAGAATTATGTAGACAGTTCTGAAACTACTTTTGTTGATACGCTTACTACTATTATTAAACAAGGTGAAGAAAGAATTTTAAAAGGAGTTTGGTTAGACAATTTTAAAAAGAATGTGACTGGGACAGCTTCTTCGGGAGGAGCTTATTTAGGTATGCCTGATGATTTTTTAGCTCCTTTTAGTTTAGCTGTAATAGATAGTAATAAATATTATTTTCTTAATTTAAAACAAACCAGTTTTATGAGGTCTTACAAGCCAGCAACTTCTGGTTCAGTAACAGGAAGGCCAAAATATTATGGAGAATTTGACAGTGACAGTTTTATTTTAGCCCCAACTCCTGATGCTAACTATACGTTTGAGTTACATTATTTTTACAGACCAGCATCAATTACAGACGGAGCTGATAGCGGAACTACTTGGCTATCTACTAACGCTCCAACAACATTGCTATATGCCTGCTTAGCCGAAGCTTCCATATTTTTAAAAATGGATCCAGCAGAATTAGCTATATACGAACAAAGATTTCAAGAAGCCCTTGCAAGACTTAAAAATACTGCTGAGGGAGCTGGAACACACAGTCAATACCGATACGATCAAGTTAGAATACCTACGACTTAATGTTGGACAAGCCCATAGAAAACCTAAAGGGAAAAAATGTTGCACTTGTAGCAATGGGTCAAAGCCAAATAGATTATCATTTATCACAAGTTCATAGCGTATCGTTTGATGAAATATGGGCTGTAAATGCAATGATAGGAGTTCTTCCAAAAATAGACCGGGCTTTTATTCTAGATCCTATGTCTAGGTTTTTTGACACAGAAGATGCGGGAAGTATGACTCCGATGATGAGAAAACATTTACCTGAAGTTGATTACCCTATTTATACTTGTGAACTAGACAACAGAGTTCCTTACGCAGAAGAATTTCCATTAACGCCGTTAATAACTGATTTAGGGTGTTCTTATTTTAATAACACAGTAGCTTATGCCATAGCTTTTGCACTATGGAATAAAATAAGTTGTTTAACAATATTTGGAGTTGATTTTACTTATAAAACAAACATGCACTATGCTGAGTCCGGGAAAGCGTGCTGTGAGTTTTGGCTTGCAAAATGTATGGAAAACAACATAGAAATATCAATCGCTCCTCGTTCAAATTTATTAGAAACTAACGTAGATATAAAAGAAAAACTGTATGGTTATCATCGTTTAGAGGATCCAGTTGTTACGTATGTAAAAGAGGGTACAATACAAACTTGTAGATGGTCAGAGGTATTTAAAGAAAAAACACCTAGTAAACCACAGATGATAGATAGAAATGATTTACCACCAGAACCAAAGGAGTATTAATGTTTTCACTTGATTCAGAAACAAAAGTTGGTAACCTTGGAGTTACTACGACAGATTACAGAGGGCATACTGTAGAAGAAGTTGCGGAAATGGCTACTAAAAGATTAGTTTCTATTAGCGACGAAGCCCCTGCACCCATTAGGGCACAAGCTCATGCTTTTAGAGAAGCGTGCAAAAACGTTATTACGTATTATATGAATGAGGCAATAAAAAACCACATGTGTACAATATGTAATCAATTAGAGAAACAAGGTCAAAAAGACCTAGCAAATATTATTAGGAGACTATAATGGCAATTACACAAGCAATGTGTACTTCTTTTAAAAGTGAACTTTTGCAAGCAGTGCATAATTTTAAAGCTTCGGGAGGTAACTCTTTTAAGCTGGCTTTATACACAAGTTCTGCAACTATGACGGCAGCAACTACTGCATATTCAACTTCGCAAGAAGCATCAGGAACAAACTATACTGCGGGTGGAGCAGCACTAACAAATGTTAACCCAACTACTTCTGGAACCACTGCGTTTACAGATTTTGCTGATTTAACTTTTGGTACAGCTACCATTACAGCTAGAGGTTGTATGATTTACAACGATACAGCATCAGGTGATCCTGCGGTGGCAGTATTTGATTTTGGTGGAGATAAAACTTCTACAGCTGGAAGTTTTACAATATCTTTTCCAACAGCAGATGCAAGTAACGCTGTAATTAGAATAGCATAAAACTCCAATGGCTGGTTGGGGTCGAAGTACCTGGGGGTCTGGTCCATGGGGTCAGCCTGCGGTCGTCAATGTAACTGTAAACCTTACGGGTGTTGCAGGTACTTCTGCGTTAGGCACAGAAACAGTTAGTTGTGATGCTAATGTTTCGGAAACAGGTGTCACTTGTACAGGTTCAGTAGGAAGTCTTACAGTCACAGGAATCGCTAATCTTTCGGTTACTGGATTAGCAGGTACTACAGCTTTAGGATCTGAAACTGTAAGTGGTGACGCTAATGTAACAGAAACAGGAGTTGCGGCCACAGGTTCAGTAGGAAGCCTTACAGCCACAGGAATTGCTAATGTTTCAGTTACTGGATTAGCGGGAACTACGGCTTTAGGTACTGAAAGTGTTAGTGCTGATGCTAATGTAAGTGAAACAGGTTTAACAGCAACAGGTGCCGTAGGTACGGTTGTTGCAAATGGAGTAGCTATTGTAGGAGTAAGTGGTGCAGCTTCTACTATTTCACAAGGAGATGAAACTGTATCGTGTGATGCGAATGTTTATCCAACTACTGTAGTTGGAACAACTGCACTAGGAAGCGTAAGCACTATTTCAAATAACGTAATTTCTATTACGTCAGATGCAAATACAGGAAGTATTGGTACATTAACAATTGATGCACAAGCAAAAATTTCTGTAACAGGTGTTTTTGGAACAGGACATATAAGTCAGCTTCTAGTTTGGGGACCAATTATTCCCGGACAAGATCCAAACTGGACAGGAATAAATGACAGTCAAAGTCCAAGTTGGACAGCAGTGTCAGATTCTCAAACACCAGAATGGGAAGAAGTTGCTTAACTATATGGTAAAAAGGTAATATAATCGAAACGGAGATTTAAAAAATGGCAAGCACATACGTAAATAACCTAAGACTCAATGAAATGGCCACAGGTGATGGGTCAGGAACTTGGGGTACGACTACAAATACAAATTTAGAATTAATCGGTGAAGCTTTAGGTTACCGAACATAAGGCATAACAACCAACGCAGATACACACACTACAACAGTAGCAGATGGAAGTTCTGATGCAGGTCGTGCTATGTTCCTTAAATACACAGGCGCATTAGATTCAGCTTGTACTGTAACTATTGGTCCGAACACTATGAAGAGGGTTCAATTTATTGAAAATGCTACAACAGGTTCACAAAATTTAGTTATTAGTCAAGGAACAGGAGCAAACATAACTATACCCGCAGGAGATGTAAAAGTTGTTTATTTAGACGGAGCAGGATCAGGCGCAGCAGTTGTTGATGCTTTTGCTAGTATTTCTGCTGTAGATTTAAAAGTACAAGACGATTTAACAGTTACAGATGATGTAAGTGTGGGCGGAGATTTAGCTACAACAGGGGCTTCTACAGCAGCCAGTTATAATGGCATAACCAGTAAGACCTTTGGTACTTCATCAATAATGATTGGCGATAATGCTACAGGAACTATAAGTGCTGCTAACTATAATACAGGTGTAGGTGTTGATGTTTTTGCAGCTTTAACTACTGGTGACAATAATGTTGCTATAGGTTTTGCTGCTTTAGATGCTTGTTCGGTAGGAACATATAATACTGCTGTTGGAACTTCTGCATTATCAGCAATAGTTTCAGGAGATAGTAACACAGCAGTCGGAGATTCAGCGTTAGTAGTAAATACAGCTTCTTATAACACGGCAGTTGGTAAAGACACACTAAAAGCAAATACAACTGGTGCATCTAACGTAGCAATAGGTAGAAATGCTTTAGATGCGAACACCACAGCCGATAACAATACAGCCGTTGGTACAAGTGCTTTATCAGCAAACACGACAGGAACAAGGAATACTGCTGTTGGCGCACAAGCATTGAATGCTAACACTACCGCAAATGATAATGTAGCAGTTGGATATGATGCTTTAGTAGCAAACACTACAGGGTATGCCAACACTGCTGTTGGCTCTTTATCTTTAGATGCAAATACAACAGGTCTAGGTAATACAGCTATAGGTAAACAAGCCTTAACCTCAAACACCACAGCTTCTTATAATACTGCTGTAGGAACAGGCTCTTTAGCATTAACAACAACAGGTGCTAGTAACACAGCCGTTGGATATGATGCTTTAGTAGCAAATACTACAGGAAGTCTTAACGTGGCAGTTGGTAAAGACACACTAAAAGCAAATACA